ACAAGCCTTAAGCCTCATATTACCACCAAGCACTATCATATCTTCATCTACTACAATAGGTCTTTTCTCTAACATTTCAGGAAACTCCTTTATGCTGTCAACTAGTTTTTTAAACTTATAGTCCTTTATTAACCTAGGATTATTTTGATTAGGTTTTATTTCATTTATTTTTACTTTCATAGTAATTTTAATTGATTTTCATTTTGTTCAAATATTGATTTCATATTTTCAGAACCTGTACACCATTCAAGATTAAATATATGATTGTTTTTTTTATTTCGGTCTATATGATTTACCTGTGTTAAATTTTGTCTGTCATTACATTTTAAAAAAGTACAAGCTACTAGCCTATGCATTAAAAGACCATATGTCTTATTATTCTGTTTTAATTGTGTAACAGAATAACCAACACTGTTTGTACTGCCTGTTATTATTTTACCTGTAATATTGTTTCTTACTATACCTCTTCTGCATATAGAATAATCTGTAAAATAAATTGTAGTAAAATCCCTGCCACTCCAATGAACAACAGGGACAAACTCATCTAAGTAGTTTTGTTCAAATAGACTTAACTGCTTTTTCATACATATAAATAAATAGTTCTACCTCGGCAGGGTCTGCCTTTTCTATTATACTTTTAGCTTGTGCTTTTCTTGCATCACCTGTACCAAACTTATCTAATATTTGATGATAATAAAACTCTATCTTTTTATTGTATTGGCAGTATAAATCAAAGTTTCTATATGAGTGTAGTGCTGTAGCGTGGTCCATCTGTCTACCTTTACTAATAAAAAAGTTTTTAATTGCTTCGTATGTCATACTTTCAACTTCTCTCATAACATAGATAAGCAAAGACCTTATTTCTATTACCTCATTTTTTCTAGTGTTTTCAAAAGGATTAATATCAGTTATGTCTTGTATTAGTTTTGATATTTTTTCTATATTTTTTTTATTATAAACTTTCTTTTTATATTTTTTTTTAGGCTCTATAATTTCTCCCATAATGTATATTCATTTAAATCTTGTTCTACGTTATTTATGTATTCCTCTATTGCTTGTTCACACTTTCTTTCTCCATCGTAATAAAACTCCTCACTTACTTCACACACTTTTGGTACTAATGAATCTTTATCTATTGCAATGAATAAAAAGTCTTTATAGCTTACATTAAATAAGTTGCAGTAAATGTAACATTGTAGGTCATAGGAATAGTTTCGTGCTGAGTGTTTAAAGTTTCTAATATTGGTAGTAGTTTTTAAATCTATAATACCACCATCTTTAGTTATAATATCAGCTTTTCCTCTAAATGGCATACCCATAACTTCTCCTGCTATTGGCACTTCAAACTTCGCTTTGTTTAAATAAGTAACTAACTTGCTGTTTTTTAAAAATGCATCTGCTAATCTTTCCGCTGACTCTCTTTCTTTAAATGTAAAAGCCTTGCCACTTTCTTCTACCGCTAACTTATATGCCTTTGATGCTTTGCTTTGTACATCTACAAATACTTGTGATTCAAAAACTTTTGGCTCTAATATAGCTGTGTGAAACAACCAACCATCTCTTAAAGCCTGTGATTCTGATTGTCCGTACTTAGTTATAAAGTAATATTTTTTATAAGAATCTAATAATAGTTTAGCGCTAGAACTACTGAGCATATTTTTACCACATAGCTTATAGTAAAACTCATCATTGTCCATATTGTGTATTAGTTCTTCTTTGCTCCAAATAGAACCATCTAAAAGTTTTATAGTATTAGCGTCGCTCATCCCAATCATTTTTAATTAGTATTTCACTTTCAACTAAACTATCGTAATCTTGGTAGGCAGCCATCAACGAATGTTCTAAGTCTTTTACTTCATCCCATCTACATCCGTGTGGATTATCTTCCCAAGTAAAATTTAACTCCTGCACCTGTTTTTTATTTTTGTAAATGGTTATTTTATACTCACCACTCATATCTAGTTTCCATTCTGTGCGTCTGTTGCTTTTATCAAAATCTTCTAGCTTAGTAATTAATTCTGCTTTAGTGCATTTCTCTAATACTTTGTAATAATCTTTGTGAAAGTGTCTTTCTTTTTTGCTCATAATTTTAGTTTTTCTCTTTGTTTAAGTAATTCTTGTTCTGCTCTTCGTGCTCTTTCTATTGCCCTAAGTTTATCTGCTCTATACTCTTCTATAGTTTTATGATACAAACTTTTCTCATAACTTAACTTATTGCTTATTTGTGTTATTTTCAGTACTGCATCTTTTAATAGTTTTAAATCTAAATTATCAGGTCTAGCTTTATACCATTTAGCAGTTATTTCTTGGATAATAAGTAAATTAGTATTTAACTCAACATCTTCTAAAGCATTAAATTTTTTATACATATTAAGTTTATTTAATTCCATATCTAAAGATATTAAAAAATATTAATAAACTAGCCATCATTACAATTAATTATACTAGCAAAATTTTCATTAATTAAATAACAAGGTTTTTTTACCTTTTTACTGTTCCACAAAGTTGTATCAGGACACCATATATCAACAGGCTCAGGCATTTCTATATCGTTTAGCCAAAACAAACAATTTACCTTAGGGTCATTTATAAAATAAAGTTTTACAATACTATCATCCATTTTCATTAATTGGTCATACTTATATTTTTCCAACATTTTATCTTCGTAGTATTTGTTTCTAAACTTCATCTCTATTACACAATCAAAACCTTTAGGTGTTTTACCCTTTGCATCATAGTGCTCATATCCACCACCACACCATTCAAGTTCCCATCCATCAAAGTTTAGTAAGATAATAACCGCTTGTTCCCATTTGTGTACCTCATCTATACTCAATCTAAACCGTTTTTATATATTTCATTCAACTGACTAATCCAAGCGTTATAAGTTTTAGAACTACAAGTACAAGGTAAATAGTAACTATGTTTAAAATAATAAGCGTGTAGCCTAGCAAGTAGTTCCTGCTCTGCTTTTGTCATAGTGTTTTTACTATTTGCTAAAAATTCTGTCCAAGCATCGTAATGTGTTTTATTCATTTTAAGCATCGCGTCTAATTTTAAGATTGTTTAATTTTTCTTTTCTATCTTTACAACCACAGCTTTCATACTTTAAAATGTCAAACCATATTTTGTTATGCAGCCATTTTATTCCTGTTACTTTAAAAATTTTTTCTACTAAGTCTCCTAATTTCATTTTTCAAATATTTTATTAGACAAAAATTGTTTCACTTTATTGTAAGTATTATATATAGAATAATAACTTATATTGGTTTTGTCAGATAAACTTTTAATACTTTCGCCTTCTTGTATGTAATCGTATATTTTTTTATCATACCAATGCATCTTATTTAATTCCTTATTTACTTTATTTTGATACTCTTCTATGTTGTCAAATTCAGTAAAGGGATTAATATGTAATCTATCAAATATATTTACTATATCTTCATCACTAAAATCCTTAGTATTTTCTATTGGTATAAAACTTACTTTAGATTGTTTTCTAGTTAAGTCTATAAACATTGTTCTTAATGTCCTAAAAACATAGAAATGATTAATTTCTGTATCATTGTACATAATGTCTCCACCCTTTTTTATAATATAGTGAATTTTAATATACATTTCTTGGACTAAGTCTTCTGCTGTTTCTGAGTTACAGCCAAAACTTTTTACTACTCTTAACCAATCATCGTGTTTTTCCGCTAATAATTCTAAAGTAGTTTTCATATTTTAAACCAAGTTATATGAAATCCAAAAAACAATAACATAATAGTTATCTGTTCAAAGTAATCTTCTTCATCAACATTATCTAAGTCAGGCTCAAGGTTAGGATTGTAATATAAAAAACCCAAAGCAGTACCATAAATTGGTATTATTTGTATGTTTACGCCTGTATTATTTATGTTAAATTGTATCAAAATGGTAAATTTACTTGCACTCGCTTTGGTAAATCTAACAAATTTTTTCCATTTATTTCAAATCCAACGTTATTTAAGACACTTTTTAGCCTTATAGGAGCATCAATTGATGTCGGTCTACCTCCTGTGTCCACATCTTTTACTTTACGAACGTGAATCAAACTATACATCCATTCAGTAGGATGTTGTACATATCTATGTACAACTAAAAAATCATCTGCACGATTAACAAACTTACCTCCACCTTCTACATCACTTGCCATTGGTGGTATTGGGTGTCCAAAATATTCGTGTCTTTCTGAGTGCTTTTTTCTTAATGCGTCTGTACTTGCGTGAGTATTTAACCAAATGGTTACTTGATTTTTTTTACAAAATACTCTCATTTCACTACAAGCAAAGTAATCATATTCGTGACCGTTATGTGTTTTAGATAATTGTTTGTCTTTCATCATAGAGTTATAAGGGTCTATTAATAAACCATTATAGTTCCAAGCGTTTTTTACATTTTCAGCTAGTTCTAATATTTCTTTGTAACTATATAATTGTGTAGGGTCAATAAATTTGAAGTGTTCATTTATAAATTCACTTCTATTTTTAAAATGTTCTTCTTCTATTTTATTTATAACAATGCCTTCCATAAACTCTATTAATTTTTTTATAAGAGTATAAGGTTCATTTTCACTACTAAATACTAACCATCTCAAATTGTGTTTTATACTATACATTAGCATTAAATAAAGCACAACAGTTGTTTTTCCTGTGTTAGCGTGTCCAAGTATAACATTAAAGTTTCCTGCTTTAAATCTAAAGTGTTCATCTATTTCAGGAATATCTAGTTTAAGTCCTTCCTTAATTTGACCACTTCTTACTTGTTTAATTTTTTCTAAATGGCTGTTAAAATCTATAATCATATTTCTTTCTTTCTTTAAATATAAAAAAAAGAGCAACAAAATAAATTGCTGCCCTTTTCCAATTAACTAAAACTCACTATCAAAAAGGTAAACTATCATCTCTATCAGGACTATGTTCTGTCGCTGATACTTGTTCTTTAGCTATTGGTTTAAAGTCATTTAATATTGCGTATAACTTTTGTCCATCTTTAGAAGTGCAAATATCAATATTTAAATAGCCTCTGTTTTCAGCAGCTACATCTTTAAGTCTAATAAGTTCTTTTGCAAATGTTTCTACATTTAAACCTATTGATACATTTTTCCATTCGACGTTACCTTTCTTGCAGTAAAGTCCATTTATTAATTTACTATCCATTATAATTTATTTAAAATTTGTTTTAAAGCTATGAAATCATTTTCAGTTTCTTGCAATACAAAATCTTTATTGTCTTTTGCAAATGCCTGCATATTTTCTTTGTAACATACTTGCAATAAAATACTATCGTTTGTACTTGCAGTTCTATTACCACCACCGCTAAAATTAGGTCTAGGCTGCGCAACAAATGCTGCGTTTTTGTACTGCTCATTTTTAATTTCATACTCTACTTCATCGCCTATCTGCTTTTTAAACTCTCCTTTTGCTAAAAATTTCCATTGCTGTCCATCTGCAAACGTAACAAGGAATCTATTATATGTCATTCCTTTAATTTCTGCCTCACCATTTGGTTGGTAAGCTACAATTTTTCCTGTTTTAATACTCATAATTTTCTTTCTTTAAATGTGTTACTTCTAATTTTGCCTCTAGTTCCTCAACCTTATTTCTTAAGGTATCTACCTCGGCTTGTAATACTCTAATTAAGTCCTCGTTATACGTCATTGTTTTGTGTTTTTTTAGACTGACGTTTAATAAGTTCTTCTGTCGCTGCTTTTCTAGTAGCGTCTAATAAAGTGTCATTGTCTCGCAAATCAACTAAATCTTGGTCTGATAAAAATTCTACTAATGCTATCATATAAACTATTTTCCTTAAAGATATTAAAAATAATTAATAAAACAAAAAAAAGGGCAGCTAAATTAATAACTACCCTAAAAGAGCAATATACTCTAACAAAGAAAGAAAGTCAAATGTAATGTTTATTTAGTTTCTGTACAAGGTCATTGTAGTATTTTATCATATCTAACAATTCTATATTAGTATATTTAATAGTTTTATGACTTAAATTGTGTAACTCATCACTTAACTCTTTTCCTAAGTACAAAGAATATTTATACTGCTCACCATATCTAAACACATTACAGGCTTTACATTGAGGCTTGACATTGCGTTCATCCCAACGAATAGAATAATGTTTTCTACTCATAAAGTGTCCTGCTTGAATTTCCTTCCAATAGATTTTCTTATTGCAAGTAACACAAGTACAATATCCATTGTTGTCCGCATTACTTAACCTAGTATATTGACTAAAGACCGTATCAAGTTTTTTTACTAAACTACTTCTTGTTGGTTTTTTAGCCATTAAATTTTGTTATTTAAAAAAGTTTACTTTATTATACTAATATAGTACTATGATACTATTATAGTTATATAATACTATTATACTATTATAGTACTAATCCATCGCAGTTATTAACTGCTCTCCTAAATTACTATCAATAGTTTTTATTTGTTTATAGATATATTTACTATCTGTTTTTACTTTATTTTTTTCAGATTTACGACTATCTATTCCTAAGTTAGTGTATTGTATTGCATCTAACTGTAGTAAATCATCTGTTCTTTCTTTTACTGTTCTTTGAAAATCTTTAGCTATTTTTTCCGCAAGTAATCTGATAGTCATTTCGTCTGACATATTTATAAGTTTAAAAATTAATAAAAAGTAAATATAGGAAATTTTTATATCGTTCCTGTTGCGATATTTTTTATTCGTTTTTATGCATTTTATTGCCAAAGACTTTCTCTACCCCTCTAGAGCCAAAGTAACCTCCTATAACTATGCTTAAAAGTCCTGTAATAGAGTCTAAGGGATAACCTAAGTACCATCCTACTACATAGCTAACTGTTAAAAAAACTAATGTTAATGGTCTTACGTTATTTGCTAACCAACTGCTTGAACGAGCATCTGCTACCCACCTACGAGTTACTCCATCTATTTCTGCTCTCTCTAATTCAAGTTTCTTTAAGGCTACGGACTTATCCGCTTCTGACATCTCAGAACCCCCTATAATGGCTTGTATTACGTTTCCTGCTAAACTATTACCTGCTACAGCCTGTACAACGTCTGGTATCTTATCTAAAAGAAATTTACCTACTTGGGTATCTTTAAACTTCTTTCTATCACTCATTTCTTCTTAGCAGGTTTGTTTCTACCGTTCTTTTGCGCTCTTGTACAATGACTGTATTTACCTCTACGATTTAATGCTTTACCCATAGCGTATTACCTACAGTATTAGTAAGTCCAAACGGAGTTAGGTTTGTTAGGGTCGGTGTCACAATGGATGAAAGTCTTTGCAACTCCAATGCGTTTAAATCCTGCTTTAAGCAAAGCATTAAGGATAATGTATCTTTTACTTCCACTTGATACTGCAATGTCGGCTGCAACTCCAATAAGATGTGAGGAATTAGCCACTCCACCGACTGCTTCGTTGTGTTCTTTTGTGCGATACCCTGATGTGATTTTAAAGGGTACACCTGCAATCTCTCTTGCCTCTTCAAGTTTTGTAAGGAAGTTTGTGTCCATATTTTTACCTGAATTAGGCAAAGAAGGACAGTCAAACTCATCAAGAGTAAAGTACTTCATTTTTTTAGTTTACTAATTTCTTCTTTTAGTTCCTTGAACTTTGCTTCTAAAGCATCAGGAATACCATCCTTGTCTTTATCTGAGAAAAGTCCGTAAACTGTTAATCCCATCATAATAACAACGGCAAATAACAAGATTGATAAAATAATAACTATCGTTTCCATAAGTAATATATTTCTTATTAATATATAAAAGCTGTCTTTAAGGGCAACTTATTTCCTTTTATCTTTTTGAATCCACTCAAGGTCTTTCATAAAGTCTCTCATTTCTAACTTCATAGCCTTAACCTCATCTTCTAAGGCTCTTTGGTTTTTCCAAGTGTACTCCTTTTGGTTGTACATTAACTTGCTAACCTCTTCCTCTGCAATAGTTATCCTATTAGATAGAGTATAGTAAGACCCTATAATAGAAGCAAACATTGC